ATTTACCCTTATCAAGTTCCGCGAAAACCGCCAGAAGGGCAACGCACATTGACGTGATAGGCGCGGCCACAGCAGCAATAGCGGCAAATGCTGTGCCTAAAGCTACTAAAAGCTCTTTATGACTTTCTAAATGAGAAATGACTTTATCTAACATTCCAAGGGCATGATTAAGCTCGCTCGTTAATCCAGGGCCAAATTTTGCCCCCTGTTTGCCCATAATATTAGTCATGTGGTCCCATAATTTATAAAATCCGCCCTGAGTTCGGGCCAACTCAGCATTCTGCTGCCTAGTGAAAACCAATTGTCTCTCTAAATTTTCTGGTGAAAATGGATTTTTCTTTTCTCTTGATGCAGAAATAAATTCATCGCTCGCACCAAGCTGGTTCAATATTTCATTTTGTCTAGCGGCCGTTAATTCTTTATCAGGAGCAAGTCTTGCAAATTTATTAAGCATATCTGCAAAATAAAAAGCATCTGTCCTCATTCGATTTAAATCTACTGGCATCTTTAGAATTTTTTCTAAATAATGAGCCATTTGATTGACCCCGCCAGGAGGTTGATGGCCCTGCCATCCGGCCTGGGCCTTACTAATTCCTACAAAAGTTTGAATTATTCCTTCGCCAGATTTTCCAATTCCTCTTGCGGCCTCATAAAATCTCTGAACTTTAGTTTCATCAATATTGAGAAGCATGCCAAGCCCATGAAGTTCATTTCCTTGGCCCATTGATTTAGATAACATTTGTTCTAATGCGTAAATTACTCCTACAATTGCAGCTTTTGCGGCAAGACCGCTCGAAGCAATACCTTGAACTTTCTCATTAACTAGAGTTAGTTCTTTTTGAGCCTTATCTACTCCTTTAAGGCCTATATTTACAAATAATTCTCCAACGGTCATTTGTGCATCTCCAAATACGCCGCTTCGTAGTCAGAAACAAATGATTCGTAATTTAATGCTTGCAATATTTCTCTGGCGTTCATTTGTTCAACCTCTCTTAAGGACCCGTAACCGGCTTTTACGAGACGAAAGTGAACAAGTATCGGATCGTCCGAAGCCTCTATGCTAGGCCGTTTTTCAGTTGCCCTAGAACAAGAGCGTACTGAGCAGAGAGGCTTTTCGTAAAAGGGAGCAGGTTTTCCTTAACTACTTCAAAGCATGCAATCATGTAATCTTCGCGAGCAGAAACTTTTTCCCATGTATCATCCGATATTCTTAGATCATTATACAAAACTTTTTCCATACATTTATTCAGTGCTGATTCTATTTTTTTAGATGAAAATCCAGCACAAAAAATATCCTTAAATAAATTTACGTCTATATTTTGTGAGGCGTCTATCTTAAGGCCCTTAACTTCTTCAAGCACGGCCTGATATAGGGCTTTCGAATCTGCGAAAGGGGCAAGTTGTATTTTTAAGATTGCCCCACTAGGCATTTTAACTTCTTTCATGGCCACATTTTACCTCTAATTATTTTTCCAACAGCAGTCTGCGATATTCCATATTTTTCACCAGTCGAGTTGTCACGTAATGACGCGAGGAGCATTACTGAATTTCATCGTATAAATCACAATGCTCTGATCCGTGTTCCCCTCTACGTTGCTTTTTGCCTCTGGAATCTTAGTGAAGACGCCACCACTCATAATATAAGTGTCACTAGTAATATTTCCAAGCCCATCACCGATTTGTTTAATAAAAGTCCCGATCATCAACACAGTTCCTGAGAAATTATTTTGTTGAGCAGAAAGAAGCCCAAGTAAAAATTTGTCGTCAGCAGAACCCCTCATTACGCGCATAACAACTTCGCACTGTTTTCCCATTTCATTAAATGCGTAAATTGAGTTTCCGTTTTTACCAGTCTTTACCGCTGCAATATCATTTGGAAAACGAAGATCGACAACATCTCCATCGGCAAGAGCCGATAATAAATAATTGTTGATCGTGATTGTGTCCGCACCGGACAATGATACTTGGTTCATAAATCTCCTTTACGGGTTCACGTTCACAATAACTGAAGACGACTGAATAGCGCCTGCATACTTTATGGCTATTTGTACTAGTGGCGCCGCCCTAGTAACTCTAATTGCCTCACTTTGCTGAGCCACAGGACTTGAATAAATATAATATCCTCGGTTTGCGATGTTATTCACAAGATCACTTCCTGGGCCAAATAGAGTTGAGCTATTCCATGCTCCTGGTGCCAAAAATTGATTGGCAACGGCCTGCTCGCACGCCTGTCGATATCCACCCTTTAGAATGTTCATACCATTCTCAGTTTGTGGAATCTTAGTATTAGTTTGAGCAAGAGCATTGAAGCCGTTGACCTGCATAGTGATGATCAACCACTGAAGGTTATACTGATCATCAAAAAAGTCATTGGCTCCACTGCAAAACACTTTAGGCACACCCGCAATACTCGGATATGTATCGGCACCTGCTGTAATCGCCTGATTAAGCAACGTTTGAGTCAAATTTGGATCTGGCTGAATCGTGTTCAGCGTTTTTAAATTCATAGTTTGTGTAGTATTAGAGCCCGAAAATACAGTAGATAAAGCGCGGCCAGCATAGGCGGCCATAAAAGTAAGAGCATCGCCCAACACATCGTCATAAAATAATCCTCGGCTTTGTGTGTATCCACCGCTCCTCAAAAGATCCAACATTCCGCCAGGCGAAATATCGCCTGATGTATATGAAACCCAGAACGCTATCTTATTTAAGGTTTGGATGAGCGCAGCTCCCGCTAACATCACAATTTGCGATGGAATCTCAGCGCTCATAACACCAAAATATTGAATAGTTCCTTGAGTTCTCAAAATTGCCTGATCGATAGTTTCGGCACTCGATCCCGGCTGAACAATAGTCACAGTTGGAACAATCGCATTGGAATTTGCGTCTTCTAGGCTATTATTAGAAATCGTGAAAGGATGTCCTATGCCAGTAAATCCTGCATCAATTTGTAGGCCTGCAGGAATTCCACCAGTCACTAATGCCGATCCAAGGGTTGCAACACTTCTTAAGGCAAGTTGTATAGTGGATGCAGTGGCATTGTATGCCAGTGACGATGTTGAATTTGAGTTGTAAGTAATTTCAAAAGAACCGCTTGCCGGAACTCCTGGAAAATTAATTTCAACAATTTGATCTTGAGCCGTAGACAGAAACGGAATAACTACTAAATACCCGCCGTTGGCCAAAATATTTGGCTGTTGCGAGAAAATAGCCAATGACATGGCATATGTATTGCTTGATGTTCCAAAATCGATTCCAACTTCAACAGGCGACAAATAAATTTTATACCCGAGAGTTCCGAAAGTTGATGCGTAAGTTTCCCTACTAAATATTGCCAAATTTGAAGTATTTAGCGCACCTAAGCCCATTTGAGGAGTCGCAACTGAAATATTAATTACATTAGCTAAGGATAAATTTTGAACAGACATTTTTCCTCCAGTTACGGGTTCTCATATAATTCTTTTGTAAACGTATCGTAGTACGGCACTGACGTAACTTGACTTACAGCATACATGATTTGGACTGTAATGTTGAATCTATACAGAATAGCTGCTCCATCTTGCACAGATAGATTAGTAAAACCAGACGAGAGTTGAGCTATATAAAATCCATTTTGCTGTTGTTGTGATTGAGCGTAAAAACTATTAAGAGCCATTATCACTAGTTCCTTCTGGTCCCTGGCCGAAGGTCCACGGCTCATTATGTCTATGCTGAGCAATGCTTGAAAATTTGTAGATTGATAAGAACTGCCATTATAATAGTTATTTTGGTTGCCGAATGATTTACACGACAAAACTTGAATTGGAATGAACAGTCCATCGTCCTTAGGCATGTCAATTTTTTGATCCCACAAATAAACTCGACCTTGAGCAAGTCCCATTTGATTTTGGATAACATCACAAAATAGTTCTAATGCATTTCCAACTAAAATAGTTAATGAGGCAGTCACAGATAGGCTATCAGTAACGACGACAATATCGGTGCCAGTAGAATTAGGAGCAGTATAAAACCCACTAGAATTAATTGTTCCACCAACGCCTCCAGGAGTAACAGAAAAAGTATATGGAGCCGTTCCGCCAGTGGCGGAAAAAATTGCGGAATTAAGTGGCGTGATAGCCAAAGTTGTTGCGCTAAGGGCCAGCACCAGAAAAATCCTCGATTATTTCGTATTGAAGATATCCGTAAAGGCTCCAGTCCATTTTGCTCATCACTCGATATTGAACGCTGTTGTACTTAATAACATCATCAGTATTTAAAACTAAAGAAGGTTGAGCGTGAAGTGTAAACCATTTCCATGATCTCTGGCCCTCTGGCTTTATCAATAATTGCTCTGGAGTAAATGGTTGCCACACGCCTTGAAAATTATAAACGGTGGGAGTTTCTACAACTTGAAAATTAACTACTGTTTTAACTACTGTTTCAAAAATAATTGGCTGAAAATAATTTAGTAATGCCCCAGAAACATCAGGCAATGTTCCTGAATTAAGATTTAATGGAATCGTATTGGCATTTAAAATAATCAAATATATTACCTACAATCCTTTGCCTCAAGTTCCTTGACTCTCGCCGATAATTCTTGGACATTGTTTATCCATAAATTACGGACCGTAGTGCTCCTCAACAATTATGATGCCGGCTGCTCCTGCTCCGCCAGCCCAATTGGAGCCGGTACCTGCCGTTCCTCCCGCGCCAACCGCATAAGAATATGTCGAAGA